CACGGCGCATTGTGCTGAAGCTGGTCAAACGTGCGCTGGAGCCGAGCCGCCTCATCCGCTGCCGCCTTCATTTGCTCCGCAAGCGGCAGGCGCGCGACGCGCGCATTGAGCATCAGCTCCTGCGCCGCCACCGAACGCTCGCTGGCCTCGGCCAGTTCCTTGGCCGACTCAGCCGCATCACGCCACGGCTTCGTGATTAGCTCGGTGATCTTCTCGACGGAGCCGATTCCGATGCCTTGGAGGACTCCCTTGAACACGTCGCGCGCCCCAAACTTCCGTTCGAGCACACGGTTGAACTCCTCGCTGATAGACTCTGCTGAGCGGCGCGACTCACGTCGCATCTCGGCGTTGTTCGCGCGAAACTTCCCTTGCAGCTCGCGGAAACCGCTCTCCAGCTTTGCGAGCTGGAGGCCGACTTGGACATTCATTTCCGCGACGACGGACATGGGTGGGATGTATCCGCTTTTTTCTTACGGTTGCAATGCCGTAGTTTCGGGCTGCTGCGGGAATGCGAGTTGCAGCGCGCGCCATTGCTCGTCGGCGGTGGGCGGTGTGCGGCGTTTCTCTGCGGGGAGGAACGTGCGAAAGTCGTCCACCGTGACGCCAGCCGGAAGGTGTGGCGCGGCGACGTGATAGGTGAGCCGCGCCCATCGCAAATCCTCGCGCTCCTGTTTTTCCCGCCATGCGCGCCAGAGCGCGGAGATTTCAACCGGCGTGGTGGCGAGCCATTCCTCGGCGGTCAGGCCAAGCTCGATGCGCGACGCGGCGGCTTGCTCGGCCGCACTGTCTTTTTTTTGCGTCGGTGTCGGCGGCGGTTTCGCGGCGGCGGTTTCGGGGTGGGCCACGCGGAACGCCGCGAGAATTGCGTCCATAGCGGCCACAATTTCCGGCGTGCTAATGGCGTCGGCCACGGCTTCCGGCGATGCGTAGGCCGAGAGGTCGTCCATCGCCCAGAGCCAGTTGCACAGGCCGGCCACGCGCTTTTTTTCGTCGAAGATGTCCGCGAGGTCGGACACGAGGCCGTGCGATTGCAACCGGTATTGGGCTCGGTTGGTGTAGTGGAGCGCGAGCGCCTTGCCGCCGACGATGGCCGGCGTGGTGACGATGACTGATTGCGCCTCGGCCATTTTACGAGGTCGGCGCAACTCCGGTCGGGATGAGCGTCACCTTGATTTTAGCCTCGCCCGACAGTGGGCGCTCGCCCGGCACAACGCTCTCGATAATGGCGTTGTAATAAATCGGAGCGGTGATGCCGGCGCGCGTGAGCTTGAATTTCTTCGTGTTGTTGATGTTGGCGATCACATAAACCATGCCGGGGTCGGTGATCGCCGAGCTGTCGCTGTCCTCCAGAAAATCCAACACAAGCGTGCCGCTCCATTTCAGAATGCCGTCAACGATTTTTTCCTCGGTCGCCGAGGCCGAGCCGTGCGTCGTGACGACCAGCACGTTGTTAACCGAGAGCGTCGGGATCTCGCTGCAATTCATCAGCCCGTTGATGGTGACGTAGGCGGAGCTGCCGGTGTTGTAGACTTGGGCGACAATGCCGTATGTGGAGTGGGGAGTGAAGGACATGGCGGGTGCTTGGTATCTGGTTTTTGGTTACGCGATGGGGTAGGTTTGGAAAAGAATGTCCGTGGATGCAACGTAAAAATTGGGGCCACCATCGTAGGCGTCGAGGTCACCTTGGTGGATGGCGGAATAGATTCGCGTGCCGCCGATGTCCTGCCGGACGCCGTTGAACGCGTCAATGATGGCGGCGCGGAGCGTTAGCGCGGTTCCGAGGGTGCTGGCGACACAATCAATTTGCAGGCGCGGCTCGTCCATCTGCGTGCCTCCGCCGTGGCACGTCACGCGCGCGCCGCCGACGCGCAGCGCGACGATGTAGGGCAGGTTGGCGGGGTCTGGGCATTGTCCCCAGAAGGCTTTGGCCTTCGCCGCCTTGACCGCCGCGAGCGCGTTGACCGCCGTGATGAAATCGCCGTTGAACATAGATTCATTTTTTCTTTTTGCGCGCGGCCCATGCCGTGATCTCGCGTCTGAGGACGGTTTGGAGGGTGGAATAAACCTTCTCCTTTGTCGCCTCCCATGCCGGGCGCATGAAGGGGTGGGCCGGCACATAGCCGTTTGGCGATGACGTATTGATCGTTTTGCGGTCGAGTTTCCCGGACTTGCCGTGAGCGATGCGGTGTCCGTATTCCACGAGATGCCCGTAGCGCGCCGGTTCCTCGCCCTCTTTTCCGTAACCCCAGCGCGGGCCGATGACGGCGTAGGTGCGCGTCTTTTTCTTCCGCATGGCGACTCCGATGGACTGCTTGAGTCCTCCTTCCTGGGCGGGAGCGAGAGCGCGCTCGGCCTCTGCCATTGGCTGCGCCGCCTCAAACACGGCGGCAAAGGCGATTTCGTTTTTCGCCTTCGTGGAGAAATCGCGGAACTGCGCGAGCGCGCTTTCCATCTCCACATCTGAGATGTCGAGGGTGATCATGGGAGCCGGGCTTTCGTTTGGACGAGGAAAAACGTGCGCCGCGCGCCCGTCTCGCCGATTTCGAGGATGTCGTAATCCTTCCCCTCGCACCGCAGCCGGTGCCGTGTGGTCAGGCCTTCGCGGTAGCGGATGGTAAAGGTGGCGGTGATGTCGGCGTTCAGCGCGCCAGCGGCGCGATACTCCCGCCCGACTTGGTCGGATCGCGCCCCCCAGATTTGCGCGACCGCGCGGAAGTCCTCAGACGCGCCGCCGCTGTCACCAGAAATCTTGATGACGGGTTCGAGGATTTCAATCGCTCGGTCTAGCTTGCCGGGATTCATGGGATCAGGCTGGTAACGTATTTCTGAATACGCAAGCCGATTCACCCGCGCCTCTCCTCCGCCTCGCGCTCCTGCTGCTTCTCACGCGACTTGATTGCCCCCGCCATGACCGCGAACTGCGCGGCGGTGTAGGCCGTCTGCTGCTCCTCGGTAAGCGGCGGCTGCTCCATGAAGTCGTCCACGCGCCACGGTGTTCCGTCCGTCCGCTTTCCAGCGGCGGCGAATGCGGCCCAGCACAGACGGGCGGTGCGACGCTCCTCGCGCTCCTGCCGGGCTTTCCATGCGCGGGTCGCGGCGGCGGTGTCCGCTGGCGTCATCGCGTCGAAAGCATCGCGCGAGACGCCAAGCTCGGCGAGGAACCACACGGCCAGCTCGTCTGGCTGCTGCGCGGCGGCGATGGCGTCGGATACGGCGCGCAGATAGGCGGCGCGGGCGTTGCCGACGATAATGGCGAGGGATTCCGGCGACGGGTGCGCGTCGTGCTGCGCGGGCGGAATCATCGCCCAAACCCACGCGAGCAAGTCCGCAAAGTCGTCGCGCTCCGTCGGAAGGCTAGAAAGCCTAGCGAGCGCGGCGTTCGTGCAGCGCAGCGCGAACATCTTACACCCCGCCGCCGGTCAACGGAGTCGAGGAAAGCGCGGTGACGAGGCCGGTGCCGTCATTGGCCGGCGCGAGCGCGGAATTGACGAGGTCTGCGGCGGCGGTGCTGGCCGCAATCGCGGCAATGAGCAGCGAGCCGGTCGTGGTGATCGCGCCGGTCGCGTAGCCAAGCGTCACTGTGATAGCCTGCCCGCTGACGGCCACCGAGAGCGCGACCGTGCCGCTGCCGGGATTGACGAGGGTGATGGTCGTCGAATTGCCATAGACGCCGTAGCGGCGGCTGGTCAGCGTCACGTCGTTGTTGGTGCCGGTCATGCTCGTGGTCAGCGCGGCGCGCGCGCCGAAGCCAATCAGGCCGTCAATTTTCAGCGTCGAGGTGAACGGGATTTTTTCCCCGATGGAGAGACCGAGCCGATACGGGCCGATGACCGCGTCGAAACCAATCAGCTTGCCGTCGGGGAGCGTGACGAGAACGGGCGTGGTGGTGGTGGTGGCCGCGCCCATGTTCTCGCGGAGAATCACTTGGCCGGCGTCGGCGAAATCGTAGTTGCCCGCCAGCTCGCACGAGCCGCCGTCTTTCAGCCCGCCGATGAAACGCTTCCAGCCGCCGGCGGAGGCTTGGTCGGTGACCTCCAGCATGTTGACGTCGATGCCGTTCAGGGAAATGTCGCGGAGACTCCCGATGTTGGTGCCGTTGATGGCGACGGTGGCGCCGAATGCTTTGATGGCCATGCGGGCGACGGTGTATCGGGATTCTCAGGACGCAAGCCAAAAAAAGCGGGCCGTCAGTCCCCGCTCAAAAGCAGGATGCCCCCCGTCGCAATGCCTCGGCGCAAAGCTGGTCGCAACGCTCGTTGTCGGGGTCGCCTGCGTGGCCTTTGACCCACACAGCGCGGACGATGTGCTTGCGGCACTCCACGAGCAAAGCCTGCACGAGGTCTTGGTTGGCGCGCTTGTAGGCTTTCTTTCCCGTGCCATTGATTGCCCCAACGTTGATTTCGCTGTCTGTGCGGATGGTGACGCGGGCGCGGCGTGTGAGGGCGCGCAGCCCTTCGATCACGGCCTGCATCTCTGCGCGGTTGTTGGTCGTGGGGTTGTCCGGCATGAGGTCGGCTTTTTCAAGCACGCGGGCAGATCCGGGAGCGCGAAGGATGAATGCCCATGAGCCGGGGCCGGGATTGGGCACGCACGCCCCGTCTGTCGTCAAGGTGACGATCGGGAGCTGCTCGGTGTCGAGCAAGGGGAAGGTCTGGGTGAGCGTGCGTTTCATTTTCTGAGGCCGAAAGGCCGAAGGGCTGGCATTAGCTGGGCGGTTGCCGGTTGGAGGAGGAGCGGAGTTTCCCCCTACCCCTGAAGGTAGGAGGAAGCAGCAATAGCCAGCTCGGCGCTCGGCGTTATCGTC